AATGCCAACACCTCATAATTTTACCTCCTGTTAAATAATTTAATCACATAACTTAAATTCGACTTTTACTAAAATTGTTTTTGCTTCTAATTTGCCACATTTGTTTCTACCACCATTATGTAGTAAATTAATGTCATAAACATAACATTCAAACTTATCTTCATATTCATTTATAAGTTTTAATATTTGTTCTTCTAATTTTTTCTTTTCTTCTCTTAATTCTTCCATTTTTATACCTCCAATTCTTTTCTATAAAACAAAAGAAACACTTATAAGAATACATTAGACAATTTATCGCTAGATGACCATCTAATATATTCATATAAATGTTTCTTTCGTCATCTAGCAATTTAATTGTATCATTTTTGAGTTAGTAAGTCAATAATTTTTTTTGGCATATCTTTACGACTTACTATTATAAACCTAACCCCATATTTTTGTTTCATAGTCTGCATAATTTTTAATAATGTCGAACCAACCACTTTTGTATGTGGTGAACTCCAATTTTTAATATCTTCAACTGACTTAATTTTAGATTCAGCTATAAGAAATATAAAATCTTTGCACCCATCTTCTTTGGCTCTTGCTATTTCACGATTAATTCTTTGATGTTCTAATGTGTGACATAAATTTCCTGCTAGTTCTAATAAATTATTTTTTCTATCAATTACAACTGAATTATTTTTATATAGTTTATAATCGCCATAATCAAGTTTACTTGTTATATAATCAATTTTGTTATCTTCAAAATATTTAATAATTGATTTATGTCCTTTTTCTCGAGTGTCTACTATTATTATGTTATTCATTTGATTCACCTAAATCAAATATACTCATTTGCATTTCTTTTACTTCTTCTTTTTTTAAATTACATATATATTCTATTCTTGCTTTTGCTATTGGTAAGTATTCTTCAGTAAGTTCTATTCCAATGTATTTATAATTTTTATTTCTTTCTTTATTTTCATACATAACTGCTTTACCTGTACTACCACTGCCATTAAATGGATCAAGTATTGTTGCACCATCTGGACTAACTAATCTTACTAGATATTGCATAAGTTCAGTTGGTTTGACAGTCGGGTGTGTATTTTTTCTTAATGTTTCTCCTCTTTGAAAAGCATTGTCTATTGGTGTTTGTCTGCCATCATTTACTTTTTCTTGATTAAAAGTATCTAAACCCTCATCTCTATCTTTCTTACTTGCTTTAGCACAATAGAAGTATCTTAACCAACTTTCTGTGTCAAATTCTTCTTCATCATAAGTTAATATTGTATTTGCTGGAAATCTACCTATTGTTTGTGTTGTTATTCCTGTCATTTGTGTAGAATATCCTACTCCCATTTTATTATTATTATATGGTTTCATATCTTTTTGTAATTGTGTTATTATTTCAGTTCCAACTCTACACTCATCAATATTTATTCCCCCTACACCATTTTCGATAACATTATCTACTAAACTTCCTTTAAATGGTTTTCTTGCTACTATAATTGGTTCATAACTAGGTTTGAGAGCAGAACCCCAACCTTCAAATTTTGAAGTTCCTTTTGTTATGTCTAACTTACCTGTTGCTTTTAAATCTTTCATGTTTTGTGAAGTATCCCATCCCGAACCATCACCTAATGAAGTTTTGCCTATTTTTGTTTCACCAACTATTTCTCTTTCATTTCCCATTTTTTTATCATACATTTTTCCTATATTTTGTGATTTAGGAAATCCACTACCATATAACCACATAATAGTATTTCTTATTTCAAATCCTGCATCTTCAATAGCACAAGCAATTCTATGAAATGTTCTGCTACCACCAAATGCTAATAGGTATCCTCCTGGTTTTAATACTTCATAACATTTCTTCCAAGTATTTGGTTGAAATGCTATACCTGAATTATCCCATCCTTTACCCATAAAGTTAAGCTCATAAGGTGGATCGCACACTATTGAATCTATTGAGTTAGGTTCTATTACTTCTAACATATCTAACATAGAACCTTGATATAATTTGTAATCTTTACTTTCGCTATATAATTTCATAATTTCTCCTAATACATCTCATTTTCTAATAAACTTCTACCAATAATTATTAATTTTTTACTATATTTAAGTTTAATCACCCTTTTAGCAAATAAATAATAACTATCAAATTCTTCTCGCCAGTCCTTACCTGTTGTTGTGTCAAAAATATTTATAAAATACATATATACCTCCTATTCTTTATTTAACACCCCTATTTTTAATTTTTTATCAAAAATGATAAATAATACCTACTTTATAGAAACTCTTCTAAAAAGTGCCTTTATTCAAGAAATTTGACTATATTTAATTATTATCAGGTTCATCACCAACAAATTTATAATTTTGATACATGTCTTGTTTCAAATCTTCGTATTGTTCTTTCCAATGATAAACCTCACATAATAAATCTTCTAACATACCTTTAGTAGTTTCAACTGTTATTAGATAATCCATGTTGTCAGTTAAAAATCCTTCATAATCAGTAGTAGTTTCTTTTTTTATTTTATCATACAATTCTTCTTCTAGATACATATTAATCACCCCTTCCATCAATTATTTTTAAAATATATTCAATAGCTTGTTGCTTATCAAAATGTTTTGCATTTTTTAAATTAATACAATAACCTTTGATTTGTAATAATTTACATACCGCTCTTGTTAATTCTTTTTCTAACTCTTCTTTTTTCATTTGTCCTCCACTTTTTCTAATTCATGTTTATAACACCAATGTCCTTTTTCTTTTTTGCAATTTACTGCTTCATCCACACCACCAAGATTGAATAACAATATAAACCCTAGTATTACTAACACACTACCAAACAAGACTAGCACAAAATTAAATATTGTTTCTTGTTCTTGCGTTCTATTTTTTTTCTTTTTCTTTTTTACCATTTTCTAATTCCTTTCTCATTTTGTATTTAAAATATGCTTTTGTATTATTGTACAACGTTCTATTGCAGTGACTACATCTAGTTTTATCAACATACACAGGCATTATTTCTTTATGCCCACATTTGCAAGTTACTTTTAAATTTGCCATTTCTGATTCTAATTTACATCTATCTGCATAAGATATATTGCCTCTTTTTTCATAGCTATTATTAAAAATACTTCCCATATTACTCACCAAATAAATCTTCGTAAATCATTGAACCTAGTATTAACAACATAGTATCTACAATAACACCATACCAAGTTAAACCAACTGATACGCCAGATATTACCCCTCCAAAAATATTTACAAAATCTTTTAATAATATTACAATACAAATCCCCATAGCCATTAATTTTACTAAATTAACAAAATTCACTTTTCTCATTTCTCATTACCTCTTTTCTATGATTTAATATTACCACACTATTAATTCAATTTCAATGTTTTGCAATTATTTTTTTACAACTTTACAATTTATTTGTCAAAAGTCGTTAAGTTCTGTAAATATTTGTTTTGTTTTATCATATTTCAACCTGATACTTCCTAAAATGCCATCACGATTTTTAACAATATCAAGATCCATTTTGCAATTTGTGTTATCCATGTTATTTTTATCTTCCTTACTTCTTGAAAGCAATACAACCTTACTCGCACTATTTTCTAACTCGCCTGAATCTTTAAGCATTGACAAACTCAAACTATCACTTGAATAAGCTGACCTATTTAATTGACTTGCTGATATAATTGTGCAATCATAATTCAAACATATTTGTCTTAATTCTTTTGCAACTTCAGTAGCTTGTTCGTACAAGCTTTTGCTATTATCACATCTACATAATCCTAAATGGTCAATAAATACTATTGTGTGCCTATCTGGTTTCTTTATTCTGCTAATAATATTTTTGATTTCTTTTATATCATTTGCCTTATGGTCTATGTAAATATTATCTCTGACAATATCATTGATAGCATTTTTAATTAATTGCCTTTGATATTCTGTTGGTTCATTTATAGCGTCCAATGGAACACCTGAATTAATTGAAATCAATCTTTTATAAATTGTGCTTTTACTCATTTCCAAATTAAAATACACACACTGATATCTAAACATTAAGTCACTCATAAGATTCAACATAAACCCTGACTTACCTGTTCCAGTCATAGCACCAATAATCATAAAATCATTTTGTACTAATTTTAAATACCTGCTCAATTTATTATAATTATTCAAAGCAATAATTGTTTTATTGTCATCAATATTATTTAACAATTCTTCTTCATTAATTGTTTTAATTTCATGTGAAATAATTATATCATCCAACTTTTTAATATTTTCAACATAATTATCATAACCACTATCACTTTGGTTGTTTTCTAATTTCTTGTTGTACGTTTTAATAACATCAATTTTGTAATACTTCACAATTGTTTCTTCAAATATTCTTAAATGTTCTTGCCAATTAGTATCATAAACAATTGTATCAGTAAACACTTCAGCAAAACGATCAATGCTCAAACTTGGATTTATCTCGAGCATTTTATTTATATCAGTAACCCCATATTTTTTATAACACTTGATAATACTATCTAACAACACTTTATTTTTGCTATCATACAAATACTTTGGTTCTATCTTTGTTACATCTATTACTTTGTTTTTATTTAGCAACAACGCAAGGTATTCGTTCTCGTTCTCGATTCGCTTGTTTTCATTTACCTCCATATAGTATTACCTCCTATAAATAATTCTTTTTATTCTCTTGCTTTTCTTGAATATTATCTTTTTCAATCCAATTTCTAAAAATTGATTTCCAATTTTTTATTTTTTGACCTGTTCCATTAATCCAATCTAATCCATCATAATAATTGTAAAATTTTTTACAATATTTTTCATCATTGATATTTAACTCATT